TAAAGAGCTGCTTCCGTTACACTTCATCTTACCGAATGTATCTTGCACGGCTTGTTGAACGGATGCCAGGAACATGTCATCACCGACCATGGACCCGCCATGTTTAAGCTTGGGCCACCAATGAAGGATGTCTTCCATCACAGGTTCGTATTCGTGAGCTCCATCGATAATAATTCCTTGGAAGTGATTGTCTTTAAATCTTGCTAGAGTGTTGGCATCATCAGATCTTGTTTTTAACGGCGTTACAATTCCGCCTTCGATGAATGCCTGGCAGTTCTCTTTAAACTTTTCATAGAACCCTCCGTCGATATCAAGGTTTGCATGTTCCGAGCTCCCTTGAAAAGTGTCTAGTGCGTAGAGGTGAACTCGTTTGCCGGAATTAATAATGTTGGTAGCTAAGTAAGCAGTGGAACGACCCATAAAACTACCTATCTCTAAAATCTCGTCACCGTGTTCACAGTTGTCGAGTAGTTGGTCATATGCTTCGTGCATATTAAACCAGCCCGGTATTTTAAAATAGCTATGCTTCATTGTTCATCTCCATGACTGCTTTAAGCATGACTTCTTGTGTGTTCGTAAAATAATTTTTACTCATGAGTCTTTCCGCAAGTTGTCGTGCTCTTTTTCGTTTATCTCTTTCTTTCGCATAACGGACTGAATGACCTCTTCCGTCTTGATGTTCATAAATTGGTTTGTTTTTCATCTGCTCCCTTTTTTGTAATTTCTAATAGTTGTTTGATCGTAATGTTATAACCAATCAAGGTCAAAGAAACTTTTTCTCCGGTCTTATTGTCTTTGATTGTAACATTAATATCTTTACTCATTTCTTTGTGATTCGTGGAAACGGCTGTATATTGCGGAGACAACATATTTTCTAAGGAGGAAAAAGTCTCCACGAATCTGGCTTCATTATATCCTAATTTATGGTAAATTTATATCATGAAATATGTGCTTATATTGTGGCTTTGTATTAATGAACCAACGATCACGGCTCATGGAACATGTGAAACTTTAGTTTTGGACGATAAACCACTAAATTCGCTTGTAGAATGTAGGTATGCAGCAGAATTACTTTGGGAAGATATCAAATATGACGGCAAAATTTTCATGTCCAGCTTTTGTGCACAGAAGGTGTAACGTTGTGCATATAGTTTATTAGATATAAATACAAAAATAAAAAAATAAATTTGCCGAAATGTTACGTAACACTATATATATATTACTATTATCCTTATATATCAGGCATTAGAGGGTGTTACGTGGGTGTAACGTGGAGTCCTAACGTAACGTTACGTTGGGATAATTTGGGTATTGAAATTGGGATTTTTTACCATAAAGTGTATTGTAATGACAGAATCTCACGTTACAGACGTTACAACGACGTTACAGGAAAGATTTGAACACTTTCCTGGTTTAACACCAAAGCAAGCAAAATTCGCACAGCTTATTGTTTTATATGAAGGTAGAAAGACAGCCACTAAAATTGCAGAAGAGTGTGGTTTTTCACCTAAGACCGCAAGACAACAAGCAAGTAATATGCAAAATCCAAAAATGTTTCCTAAGGTTGTTGATGCCATCAATCATTACAGAGTTCAGTTTTATCGAAAATATGAAACAAGTTATGATAAACATTTGAAAAGAATGTATGAGCTATCTACGAAAGCTGAAGAAGCAGGCAATTGGAATGCTGCTGTTGCTGCAGAAAAAAATAGAGGTCAAGTTGCCGGACTCTATATTGATAAGAAAGAAATTAAATATGGAACTATTGATAGCATGAGCATGGAGGAAGTGGATGCAAAGATTAAAGAACTTGAAGGTCGGTTGTCAGGTGACTCTGCTAAAAGAGTTATAGATGCCGATAACGAACGACAACCATCTGAAGGGTAACTGGGCTCATCAAAGAGCTATCCTTTGGTTATTAGAGAAAGGGTACTACGTATTTAGTAATGTTTTTGGGACAGGACCAATTGATATTATTGCTATTAACGATCTTGGTAATATTGAATTATTTGATGTAAAGTTAGCAGGGTTTAGAAATAACAAAGACACACTTGGTTCAAAACAAATGATTAATAGAACTTTAAGTCCAGAACAAAAAGAACTTGGAGTGAAACTACTGTATGTTTTTGACAATGGTGATTGTCGAGTTCAATTAGATAGAGCTCAGTGGTTAAAGAAACAACACGAAGGAAGAGACGAGAAGGGACGATTTACAGCTGATGGCAGTAAAACCTGAAGGTAGACTTGCAAATACTTTACGTTCAAACTGTAATAAAATACACTTCTTAAAAATTGATTCTTGGTCAACACCAGGAATGCCTGATTTATATGGTCTTTTTGAACACGAAGAAACTAAGTTGCCAGGCACGTTTTGGGTAGAATTGAAGTGTACAAAAATTAACAAGTTGGGACTGAGTCCACAGCAGATTGCTATAAATCTCAAGCTATCCGAGTACAACATTCCGAATTATATACTTGCGAAGAGCCTCTCTCAGAGAGCCCTTAAAATATTTCCAGGATACCTGGTCCAAGATGCAGCAACCGATGGCTTTAAATCCAAGAGCCATGTTGCGTGTTTCACTGAGCCTTTTCCGTGGACCGAAATTCAAAAATCCCTGATGCATGACCCCAGGTCCATGGTTCAGGTATTATAGTTCTGCAGCCGCGGCCCAGGATCCTGATGGAAAGTCCGAGACAAAAGTCCCCTAGGTCCGACCCCCACGGATTTCGATTCTTTAGTATAGAAAAGTTTCCCGGCGCGCTCCTGAGTTGAAGTCAGTCAAGGACAAAAATCCCCGAATCTTGACCCCAAGCTGACCGAATTCTTAATATAGTTGTCACGCTCCCGCGCTCCTGATCCTGACCAGAAAAAATTTTTATTTTGCCATTGACATCCTGACATGTTAGGACTATATATAATATAAGGAGACAACGAATCATGAGTAAATTTTATGGAACAATTAACGAATCAGCACGCAGAACAGTGCCCACGGCCAGAGGCCATCACAGCATTGGAACAACCGCAGCAAGCTGGGAAGGCTGCATCAAGGTCCGCCTTTGGGAGGATCCTGCTACCGGAGACATTTGCTTTAGAGTTGAACAAGCACCCTGGCACGGCCATGGGGTTCGACAGGTCATTGCCGACGGCATCGTGGGCCGTGAATGTTAGAAGCCATTTTATTTGGTATTATTTTGTGGTTTGCCGGGGTCTCAAGGTCCCTGGCTGCCTTCTCAATTTTTTTGTTCTTAATTTTCGCTGCTGTTAGTGAAAGCTTGCATTTTGCCGGACAAATCCTTTAAAAATCCCTAAAGCCCGACCCCACGACCCTGCCGCCTCTTAGTATAGATCTTTCCCGGCGCGAGCGGGAAGTTGGGTCGGAGAGGAGTTCTGACCTTGATTCGTGGTTACATTTGAAAAATCCCTTGACCTCGACCCCACGCCTTTTCTGTCCTTTAGTATAGAAAAGTTCCCGCGCCCGCGCCGGAAAAATTTTTTTAAGTCGGCAGATGTTCCTTTTATATAAAGAAGCATGAAAAAAAATTTTTGGGCTAACGCCAAGCCTTGTTTTTAGGTGTGGATAAGTTTTAAAAAAAATTAAAAAAAAATGTTTTTTGGGGTTGTTATTTGTTGGGATATGTGCATACTCTAATTATCTTTATAGAAAGATAGAAAGGTTGCTAAAATGCAATATATACAAAAAGAAGACAGATATAAGATTGATGACTACGCAAGGTTATCAATTCTAAAATCTGTGTTTGTCAAAGAATGGCAGACAACTTGTAGACGTGAACTACAGTTCATGTCTGGTAAATATAATGGATTTCTTCTAGGTGAGGATTTCCAATTTTCACATAAACAACGTAAAGGTGGTTTATCACAGTCTAAAATGACTACCTTTATAAAAGACCAATTTGGTTTTTCAGATGACCAAATGCAAAGTATGTTTGGGTCTGAACAGGTGGTTGACGTCTTTTCACCTAAACCATTAACATCAACAATATCAAGTTATAAGAAGTGTAAAGACAGTTTATTACACTCAAACGTGATGAACTTGATACCTAACTATCAAGATAAGGTGGTGTTCTAATGCCAAATAATAACCTCTTATCTTTACTTAACTTACCTTCAACTAACACTAACTCAGATGTAGGAACAAACACCAATGACAATACTAATCCTAATTGGCAAAGTGATCTTATTGGTTGGGTTTATTCTAATACTCTTGAAAGTGTTTTACTAACTTGGTTAACCAATAACTCAATGTCTAGGTCTGACTTAGCTAGAGTCTTGGTGTCTGTTATCAGTAATAAACCAAGTAATCAAAATACAGACGCAACTACGCAAGTATTAGAAAAACTAAATAATCTAATAAACCAGCAGTAAGCATCTCAACTTATACCCCTACCATTTTTGATGGTAGGGGTTTTTTTATGCCCAGCCCACAAAATCTTGTGTACCACTACACTTTCCCCATACTATATCTAGTAGTCCCAAACGAACTCGAAACTCGAAGCAACTTTTTTTGACCCCCCAACCCCCCCTGACCTGCGCGCCTGCTGTCTAGAACAGCACAAAGTCAAGTTTTGCACATACAGAACCTTCAATAAAAAGTTTTGAAAAAAGGGACCCAATTTGGTATACAAACTCAATGGGAATCAATATCGAGGGGCTGACCCCCTTTGAGCAAGAAGAAGCTTTAAAGAAACTCTTACTCAGAAAAAAAATATTAGAATTGCAAGGCAAGCAGAAAGATGACTTTTTGCTTTTTGTAAAATCTGTTTGGCCAGAATTCATTGCTGGTAATCATCATAAAATTATTGCAAAAAAATTTGAGGCTATCGCCACAAAGAAAATTAAGAGACTTATTGTTAATATGCCTCCACGACACACGAAATCTGAATTTGCATCTTTTTTATTTCCGGCGTGGATGATGGGCCGTGAACCACGGTTAAAGATCATTCAAACATCCCACACGGCAGAATTAGCACAACGCTTCGGTCGTAAAGTGAGAAACTTAATCGACACACAAGATTATCAAAATATTTTTCCAGGCATGGAATTATCGGCGGACTCTAAAGCTGCGGGTCGTTGGGAAACGAATCAAGGAGGAGAATATTTTTCTGCTGGTGTAGGAGGTGCAATTACTGGACGAGGTGCGGACTTATTAATTATTGACGACCCTCACTCCGAACAAGATGCTCTCAGTGCCACAGCGTTAGAGAATGCATGGGAGTGGTATTCTTCTGGTCCTCGTCAGCGTTTACAACCTGGGGGTTCAATTGTGATTGTCATGACTCGTTGGAATACAAAAGATATTACCGGAGAACTGATCAAGTCCCAAGGACAACCGAAAGCCGATCAATGGGAGGTTGTCGAGTTTCCGGCGATCTTACCTTCCGACAAACCTGTTTGGCCTGAGTATTGGAAGTTAGAAGAATTAGAATCTGTCAAAGCTTCGATCTCCATTGCTAAATGGAATGCACAGTGGCAACAGAATCCAACAGCCGAAGAAGGTGCAATTATCAAACGGGAGTGGTGGCAGCCGTGGGATAAACCTCAAATGCCTGGACTCATGCACGTGATACAATCGTATGATACTGCTTTTAGTAAAAAAGAAACCGCCGACTACTCCGCTATCACTACATGGGGTATCTTTATGCCAGACGAAAAAACACCGAATATAATTTTGTTAGACATGAAAAAAGGTCGTTGGGACTTTCCTGAGATGAAAGAGATTGCTTATGATAGTTACAAGTATTGGGAACCGGAGTCCGTGGTCATTGAAGCAAAAGCCAGTGGTACACCATTAACACAAGAACTGCGAATGCGAGGTATTCCTGTTATCAACTTTACTCCTTCAAAGGGTAATGATAAGTTGAGTAGAGTTAACGCCGTGGCACCTCTCTTTCAATCAGGTGTTGTTTGGTACCCGGAAGACGAATCATGGGCCGAGGAACTAATTGAAGAGTGTGCTGCTTTTCCTTACGGAGAGCATGATGACTTGGTGGATTCCATGACACAGGCGTTGATGCGATTTAGACAAGGTCACTGGATCGAGCTTCAAGATGATTTTGAAGACGAACCCATAGACAAACGGAAAAGGGAATATTATTAATGTCGATTTTTGACAGGTTTAAAGATATCGCCAGCTTCTTAAGCACGAGGCCTGAATCACGGACCCCGGAACAAGAGAAGGTAGGAGAGGATATTGAAGGTGCAGCTAAGACCGCTCAAGATATAGCGGAGTCCCGATTGGAGGGTGTCACGGATGAAGAAGCAAGAGGACTATCCGACCTCGTTCGTGATTTTTTTAGCTCCGATGAAAAAGGCATCAAAGAATTTCGTGATAAGAATAAAGAACAGATAGCCAAAGATAA